GCGGTTGGCTGATGCTATCGCTGAACGCACTGAGCCAGACTTTCAGGATGCCGCCGCTGAATTGCGTCGCTTGCAGGCCAAAGTGGAAGAGTTGGAGCGTGCCTTAGGCATAGCAGGAAAAGCATTGCGTGCATCAATTGAGTGCCAGCGCTGTGGACGCATTATTCAATGACTTATCGCAATCGGAGTTTGTTGGACTTGGCCCAGGGGCAGGAGTGCCTGCTAAACATCTCCCAACGATGTGCCGGAGATGAGGGTTCAACAACCGTAGCCGCCCATGACAACAGTCTGCAGGCAGGCAAGGGCATGTCTCTGAAAGCGGACGACTCCAATTCTGTTTGGGCGTGTTATTGGTGCCATTCCCTGTTTGATCAGGGACACATTGATTTGGACGATAAACGGGCTATGTTCAAAGAGGCGTACACCCGGCAGATAGACGAATGGCTTAAAATAGCCCAGAATCCCTGTCTAAAGCCGTGGCGCGTGGATGCTGCCAGGCAGGTCCTAGACCACATTGGAGTGCCCTATGAATAAAGCTGGTGAGTTTGTCCTGACGCTGCTACACGCGGCTACAAACACGCATATCCTGCATTTGCGTAGCCGGAGCTTTGCAGAGCATTCCGCACTTGGCGAGTTCTACCCGGCCATTCCCGAGCTTGCAGATAAGCTGGCAGAAGCCCTCCAGGGTGCAGAGCAGGAACTACTAGAGTTCCCGATTGATTACTTTGCCCCCGCAGCTACTGGCCTCGAGGAGTTGCTGGAACTCAAAGAATATGTGGATGAGGAGCGTCAGTCCATATCCCAGCGTCCCGAGATTCAAAACATCATTGATGAGATTTCGGACCTGATTGATTCCACCCTGTACAAGCTAAAATTTCTGAAATAGCCTGTATTGCGTTTCTTGCGACCCTTTGGCCTCCCTGGTTTCTGAAAAAACAGAAATCAAAATAGGGGGGTCTTTTTTTTCGCCAAGATTTGGCTGCCTAGCTACTCCCCATCAAAAACCATAGGCCCTCAAAACTTTTGGGGGGGAGGGGTTACATGTATGCACACACGCGCCCAGGCGCACACACATGCACACGCGCACGCACGCGCACCCGCGCACCCGCCCCCGCGCACGCGCACCCCCCCGCGCACGCACATGCACGCACATGCACGCGCACGCACCCCCGCGCAGGCACAGGCTCTGGCTATCAGGCCCGGACCATGCCCTAGAAGGGGCCTAGAATGGCCTACAAGCCTCTATCAGGGGCTTGGACATATCAGCATAGCCATGATGTGCGATAGAGCCTCCTAGGGGCTAAAAACGAACTCGGATGCATCCGGGCGGATTGACCCCTGCCGATCAGTAGATAGCATGGGTGAGCCTATCCCTGCCAGCATGTAGCCAGCATTGCGTGAGGCAATGAAAAAACCCGGGCTTTACCCGGGCTTGTGTGGTTAGTGACTTTTAGGCTTGTTTGATCATGATCACTTTTGCCATTTTCTTACCATGCGCGGGATACGCAATTAGCGGGATAGATTTGTCCCAGCAATTGCGACAGCCTGAGCATTTACCCTCATGCTCATATGCGCGACATAGCGCAATACCGGGTTGCTCTTTATAGGTATCGGCTGCGGGGCCAATGACTGAGCCATGCAAGCCCGGAATGTATTCCCCAATGACGCTATCAGCTGAGAATCGCACCGAGACATTGGGTAAAGCTTTCATACGATCAAAAATTTCCCTGAATTTGGGAAATTTATGCATCCGCGTGGGGAGCCAATGCATGCACCATGGGGTGCGAACCATAACTTCATATACTTTTTCAGCGAGAGCTAGAGAATACAAATCCCCCGAATCTAGCCAGCGAAAATAGCGATCTGTTTCCAGCTCTCGCACCATATCATCCGCCCATTCCAATCTTTGCCAATCGGCTTTATTTTCGGCTCTAGGTGCAATCACATTAGGGTAACGATAATTGCCTGTAGTGGCGTAGCATCCTTTGCATGCGTCTACTAGTACGCCGGGGGATTCAATGCTACCCGGGCATGTTTCAATTGCTTGTAGGCTCCATGAGCGGATTCCGTCCAGTTTAGAAGTAACGCTAATTCGAACAGCCATTTTGATTCCATTAGTTGCTGATGCGGATTGCATCCCATAGCCCACATAATGGGCTATAGGCTGAAATCAATATTCGTTTAATGCGATGTGCGGCTTGATAGTGTCGCTATCGTTATATTCGTAAAAATCCTCCATAGATTTGTAGAGGACCACATAATCTTCATTTACGCCTATTACCCGCCCATCTTTAAGAATAATAAAATCTACCATCGTGCCACCCCCGGTATTCTCAGTAATGACATTTTCAATAAAGCATAGTTCCATAATTAGCCCCTTATTTAATTAATACATCAAAGTACGCTAAAGCTAGGGCACATAGCCCTAAGCCAATAGCAATAGCCACTACATAATCTATTGTTTTATGCATGTTAAACATCCGTGTAGGGGTTATAAATATTCATTGCATCCGACAATGAATCCTGATCCTTTTTCTTTTGTGCGTCCGTAACTTTGTACAGGGCATCAAGTACACAATCCAACTCACATATAGCGCCGTCCAAATCAAGATCTTTTGCGCTAATGAAAGCCGATTGCAGGCTCTCCACGATATCAAGGGCTACTTTTGCTGTCATTTCGTGTTTAGGGATTGCGTATAGGGCACGCAAAACCAATGATGAATTTCGATCATCGCGTGCCGCTTGAGCCGCAATACGATCCTCAATTTGTGTCACTTCGCAAATCATCATTTACTCCTTATGCTTGGTAATAACAATCAATCAAACCAGACAGAAATAGCCTTTGCTCTTTAGTGAGTGTTTCATCCCAAATCAATTCATTGACTGACAAATCATCCCGCAAGTTATGAAGCTTTAGGAATGTGAAATAAGCCAAATCAAGGGCATCAATGATTTGGTTTTGCAATTGGGAATATTCATCGCGCGTCATTGTTTACTCCTTAGGCAAAGCTTCTTGATCCCGATAGCATGTGGAAAAGGCCAGATACTGTAGGTTTACATGTTGCCAAAGGGGTTCAAACCAGTCAGGCTCTAGATCGTATTGTTTGGCATGTGTGATTAGCCCCCTCTTGAGGGCTTTAAGGGCATGGCTTGTTGTGGTGCCATAAGCCTCAAAAAAGAAATGTCGTGTGTCTAGTGCGGCTCTAATCATGGCTCACTCCCCTACAGAATTGACAGCATCAAGGGCCACCGCGTACACATCATCCAAAAGGGTGAATGCCTCTGCGATCCGAGCCGCTACAAATTCAGCCTCCAAAGGCGTAAAGAGAGGCTCTCCGGTAACCCAATAGGTGATGGAGGCTGGGCTATCGTCCGGATGAAAGGATTTATCCTCAAGGGCTAATTGCTGGAAAAAGGCAATAGCCTCTGCCTCTGAAGTGAGGGGTTGCATGTAGTTCATTGCTGGTCCTATGGGTGGTTATGACCAAATGATGATCGTGATCAAAGCTTGCGCGAAACTTACAAAACCACATATTTTGCTAGGTGCTTTCCCTGGATGCGGAAAGTATTCAATTCAATATGCGTTTTGAATATGTGGTGAGCCTAGCTTATGTGTAGTACTCAAGTACCTGGAATGATCCTAGTGCTACGAACGATACGAGAGCCATACCTACCCCCATGCAATGCCTATAGAGCCTGTAAAGGGCTTTAAATGGGTTTAGTGGCCTATCGTTTATGACTGAATACATGCGTTTACACTTGATTGTGGGCTAATCAAGGGAAGGCTGGTCCTGTGGATAACATGGGCATAAGTCCCTGGCCTGTGGATAACTCTAGTAGCGGGTTAGAAGGCTCTGGAGGGGGAACGAAAAGAAAACCCAAAAACCCCAGAACCCGCATGCTCCCTAGCGAGTAGAGCCATAGAAGGGAAGGCAATACATAGCCCTTCCAGCGAACGGCATGATCGGTACTGGTCCCAGCTGATCCACAAACCCCATGAATGCCCGGGCCCCCTTCCCCTGCAATCTCACCCCCTCCCCTCTGTAGCGTATGCCTCCCCCCTCCCCCTAGAGCCTGGCCTAGAGCCCTGGATTAGGTGGGGGGGGTAGGGCTGGAAACGGCACGTTAAGGGGGGGCCCGGTGACCCAATCCCGAAATTTCCTCAAAAACTTCCCCTGCCTAAAAATTAGGCAACACTCTAAGTGATTGATTTGTATAGAGCCGGGAACTGGAAGTATCGTTAAACGCGGGGTTTCATCCCTGCTAAACCGAATAGTCTGTGGATAACTTCCTAAGAGGCTGTGGATAACTTCTGGAAGGCGAGTCTATTTTTAAATTTTTTGCCCAAAACTTTTTTGGCAACGAATTGGGTGCTGGAATCGTTGCGGGATCAATGAATTACCCTAGGTGTTAGAGTGCGGTATATTGCGGTATATTTCTGTATAAGTGTTATGGCCCGTTCTGCTAAGTGAGGCTCCGGTAACCGGGAATGTGGAAAAATCCCACACGGGTTCTTTTGATTGGAGGTTGTATGGCGTGGGTATTAGCTGATCCGTTGGTGGATGTGGACGCGATAGTGGAGTTGGCGGATTCTCACTATGGGCAGGCTGTCCAGGGGATCGTCAACAGGAGCCGGGAGGTATTTCGGCACCGGGTAACTGTTGCGGCTACGGAGCAGATCTTCAATAAGTACCGGGAATTCTTGGCGGTTAATAAGACGCTGGGAGAGCCTGTTTGGGAACAAATTGGGGAGTATGTGAATGTGCGTACTGGCGCAGATAAGCTGCGTGGGTTTTGCTGGTTTGACCGTGGGGGGTATACGACCTACTCCAATGAGGAAATCAGTAACTCCAAGTTTCACAGTGTTGATTTATCGCTTCCTGCCAAACAGCGCCTGCGGCTAGTCAATGAGATGATTGACCAACATATCCTCTGGGCAAACCAGTGCGGAATCCCCATAATCTGTTCTACTTCCATCCTGGCGAATCAGGCGGGATTTATGCAAGTACATGAAAAGCGTGGGTTTTCGGTAAACGGGAGCTATGCTTGGATTCGTACCGAAAAAGCTATGGAGTTGCTAAATGACCGAGGATGAAATTCTGTTTGGCCCTATCCGCCCGGCTGGGACGGTGGTGAGTGATGAGAGGACCTTGGCTGCGGCTAAGGCGCAGACGGCGCAGAAACGGGCTATGAAGCTGGCTACGGGGCAGAGGGAGCCTAAGGCGTTTCCTGGCAACCCCAACATGGCGGGGCGGCAAAAGTCTATTGTGAACCGGGTGACTGAGTATGGTTCCCTGTTTAACAAGCTCAACCAAGAACGGACAGATAAGGGCCTTAAACCGCTGAAAACGGCCATGGAAGTCCTAATTGACGCGATGCAATCGGATGAGTTGGACCTGAAGGATAAGGCTAAGATAGCGGAAAAGCTGGCTACCTTTGAGTCAAGCCGGGCTCCGATTATTTCCATCGAGCATGTGCAGAATATTTCTAAGGATGAAGAAGTTTCTGCTGACGATGCCTTGGAAGATTTTATGGCCGCTATTCGCAAAGTTTGAAAAGGAGTAATATATGCCACTGAAGCATTCCAAGTCTGAAAAGGCTTTCTCTTCTAATGTGAAGGCTGAGATGAAGTCCGGGAAGCCTCAAAAGCAGGCAGTTGCGATTGCCTACCAAGTTAAACGTGATGCACAAGCCAAGCGCTCTCCGAAAGGATACAAATGAGCTATACCTCTGGTAACAAAGCCCCTACGCTGATGGCGCAGGCCCCCAACCGTGTGGGCAATAAGTCCAAAGATCCCGCCAAGCTCTCGGGCGGCGTGACTGCGGTAACTCGGCCTGCTGGTGGCGTTATGTACGCTGCTGGTCATCAAGCTGTTGCCAAGCCTGGCAAAGAGGCTACTTCTGGCCGTGGTCAGAAAGTCATGGTCAGCAAGCCCGATTGCTACGATGTGACCCCGCGCAACGATGCGTACATGGGCAAGTCCACCAAAAACTACTTGGGGTAAATCATGTCCTACGGCAAAGTTATTTCTGGTGGCAAGCAGATGTCCAAGGGTTTGTCCAAGGGCATTAACGACAAACTCGCTGGCTTTGCTGGTGAGAACAAGCGCCGTGCGGCTGTGGCTGGTGCGGTGCGTAATGCGTTTACGCAAAACCCGCTTTCTGACAACCACACCAACAATGTGAATGGCGGCAAGTTCACCACTCCCAAACTTCCCAAAAACGTTTGAAAGGTAATGTATGGCAACGTATGACATTGAAGCGCTGAAGCAGGATCTGCCGACAGCAAAGGATCTTTCCCAATTCGTCTATGACCGAGTTGGTATTGCTCTGGACCTGATCGGCAAGCCCAAGGATGAGCAGTATCAGGTCGCTAAAAGGGCGCTGGAAGGCAAGAACGTTCCTGCTGACTACATTACTGGCGAAAACCCGTATGTGGACAAGAAGGATCTAGTTCCTGAAGACCCCATGCCCCCGGTTCCTGAGCGGGAAAAAGATCTGCCGCCTGTGGATTCGCTGGTGCATTTCTTTGGGGCTACCAACATGCCTCATCCGCTTGATCCCCAGTCTGACCGCAAAGTCCACATTTCGTTCCGCAAGTACGAAAACGGAGCCATCACTTTTGAGGTGGTGGGACCGTTGGAAAAGACTGCGATTGGAAGCCGGATCAATAAGTACGGTCAGAACGTGCCG